CACACACCTATCATTTCAGGTGTTCAGACTCTCTTGTGCCACATTTCTTGAAGCCGTGTGGTAGCTTTCACATAGGATCATCTAGAGTTCGTATTCATACCAGGTGATTCCGCTTTTCACCTTTAAACTAAGTGTCAACTATTTAAAAGAGTGCAATTTTAAATATGATGGATTCAAACCACGGGACTTAGTTGGTATGTATTAATATCAGACGAGCTATGTTAATTATTCAACATTAATAATCTTCAGTAAAGCATCGGAATTTATGCTATTACTGCCTGAGGTTAGCGCTTCATAGATTGCATTTTCAGCTTCTAGTGCCTCAAGTTTACTGACGTCGTACTTTCTTTTTAAGAATGAGAAATAGTCTTCTCTTAATGCTATTTTAGATGATTCTCTTTCTATTTTATAGAGATCATCTTTATCAAAGTACTTATAGTCTAATGTGTGTATAGTTTCAAAACTGTCAAATTGCTTTTTGACTATACCTGATCGAGTTTTATACTCAATCCCGTCAGTGTTCACGTTAAATCCTTGATTATAAGCAGTCCAAATGGGTAAGTTCTTCATATATTTCAGATTTGAATAATACTGATTCTTCATGTATATTTTTAAGTCATCTGATTTCATTGTGGCTGCTTTTCTTGACCATGCTGACAGAGTTAAGAATCTGTTTAGTTTTCTTGTTATTCTAAAACTCTGAATAGATTCTGCCCAAAAGGTTTCTGTGCTGCAGAAATCTATATCTTCAATATCGCCCCATTTTAGGAATTTGGCTGTTTGACCTAAACCATGAATTCCTTCAGTTCCTTTAGTAAAGACTTTAAAATATGCTTCTTCGATTCTCTTCTTGCTAATATTTGTATCTAAGAATATTGCTTAATCATCGCCTTTACATAATATTCCATATTCTTCTTTCCTCAAACCTGCAAAATGTTCTAATACAAATCTGTTGTATAAAGCCATTTTAACAGTGTTCATGAGTGCTGTATCCATTGATCCTGAAAAAGTTTTTCCCTTTTGTTTTATTTTTCCATAATGAACGATTTTATGGTTTTTACCGAATTTTTCTCTAGTGTAGAGTTTTACAGGTCTTTCTTCTGGATATGCATAATATTGGAACAATTTAGTGGGTACGTGGTCAACGAATCTCTCAACTAATTTGTAAATTCTCCAATCTACTATTTTCTTGATTGGTAAGTGTTGAGTTCTATCGAATCCT